GCGGACGCATGATGCGCTTCGCGCGCGCTGCTCGGGGTCTTCGCTGGGAACGGGAATCGTCGACCCGAGCATCGTGGCGCACCAGAACATGGCTGGGCCGGGGCCGATGGACCCGAGCATCATCGCGCACCAGAACATGAGCCCCATGCCCGACGATCCGGGCGCAGAACAGAGAGCGAGGCTCTACCACAAGCTCAATCCGACTGGGTCCCCTATCGGGAAAGCCTATCGTAATCCGAACTATCAGGGCGGCGGCGGCGTCATGGGCTCCTCGCCCGTGGGGAACGCGGGCGGCTACACGCCGCAGGGCGAGGGCGTGACCGGCCAGACCTCGCAGGGCCGAGGCGTGGGTTTCGGCGACCTGTTCGGCGGCGGCGATCGAGCTGGCTTCGCGGCTGGAGGCCTGCCTTCGGCCGCAACCGATCCGTTCCTGGCGGCGATCACGGCCTCGATGCCTCAGAGCGGAGGGGGAGGAGGTGGGCACGGGCCTCCTGCGCCGCCGCCGCCCGCGCCGCCGCCTCCCGCAGGCCAAGATCCGACGAAGGGGCTCGGCGATAGCTTGGACAAGCTTGGCACAGCGGCCAAGAAATTCATGGGGAAGGACACCGGCAATCAGACGGCGCCGACTGGCTCGACTGGCTCTAAGCCCTATTTGACACCGGACGATCAGTCCCAGCTCCAGGGACTGAACTTCTCGCCGCAGGACACGTCGGCGATCAACGCCGGGACGTCAGGCGATCTCTTTAGCGGGGCGCTCGACCCGTCGAATTTTGCTGATTCATCTTTCTTTCAGTCAGGAGGTGGCGTGGGGCTTGGCTCCCTGCGCGGTGGCTTTTCCGATGGGGGCACGCCCGATGCGACCGATGCGCCCTCTGGCTTCGATCAAGCCGTTACGGGCGCAGCGCCGCCAGTAGCCGGTCCTCCTCCCGCAGGAGGCGGGCTCGCCACTGCGAAGGCGCTCCGCGACCATATGGTAAACACCTATGGCCTGACCCCAGACCAAGCCACCGGCTTCGTCGGCACGCTGGGCTACGAGAGCGGCGACTTCAAAACCTTGCAGGAGCAAAAGCCCGTCGGCGGCGGCCGGGGCGGCTACGGCTGGGCGCAATGGACCGGCCCGCGCCGCGACGGTTTCGAGGCCTACGCCCAAGCGAACAATCTCGACCCGAGCAGCCCCGCAGCCAATCAGGGCTACTTGGATCAGGAGCTGCACGGCAAATATGCTGGTGCGCTCGATGAGATCAGGAAGACCGGCTCGGTCGCGGACGCCGCGAAGGCGACGCTGGTTCATTTCGAGGGCATGCCGGACACGCCGGAGATCCGGGCGCAGGGCGGCATCCCGGCGACGCAGGGGCATATCGATCGCGCTCTCGCTTACGACAAGGCGCTCGGCGGCAGCGGCACCGATGTCGCCAACATCCCCTCGGGGAGCGCGACGCCAGCCTCGGCGACCACGGAGTCCTACGGCGGCGGCTTCCAGATCCCTCCCGGCGGCGCGCCTCCTGGCCAGCTCGACCGGAACAATCTGCAAGCGCCCACCATGGGCGACGAGCTGAAGCACGATCCTGGCGGCTACCTGATGAGCGTCGGCGCGGCGATGATGGCCAGCCGCTCGCCCTGGCTGGGCGTCGGCATCGGCGAAGGCCTCGTGGCCGGGAACAATTATCTCCAACAGCAAAAGACGCTGGAGAAGGACTGGGGCACCGCCCAGGCGAACATCAACAACCTGTCGCAGGAAGCGCGCGACCATGGCGCGGACGCGGATCTGAAGGCGCAACAGCTCCAGATCGGCGCGGTCATGAACAAGATCTTCATCGAGAGGGCGCGCCAGAGGGGCCTGATCCCCGGCGGGAGCGGCGGATCGGCCGCGCCGGGGGCCGCAGGAGGCCCAGGACAGCCAGGGGGCGGTCTCACGCCTGTTCAGCCCCTCGGCGGCGGAGCGGCCCCCAGCGTGGCTCCTAGCGGCTCCAGCGCGCCATCTGGCGCGGCTCCCTCGGGCTCGGCTCCTGCGGGCGGCATCACCGACCTCAACCAAGACCCAGATTATATCGCAGGCACCAACCTGATCGCGCAGGGCAAGCAGGACAATCAGCTCCGGCCTGGGTTTGGCGACGACGAGATCGCAAAAGGCACCGCCCAGGCGGAGGCCGCGAAAGCAGCTTGGGAGAAGAAGGCCGAGATCTCGGCTAAGGGGCAAGAGGCGGTGACCTCGGCGACGACCGACGCGCAGAAGCCGATCCTTCAGGCCTATCTGGAGGACAGGAGGAAATTCGAGGGCTCCTACGACACGACGCGCAGCGAAATCTCTGAGCTGTCGAACATCTACCAGCACTTCCAGGCCGGTCGCTCGTCCGAGGCGAAGGCCGAGCTGGCGAGCTGGGCCAACGCTTTCGGCTTCAAGTTCGACCAAGCGGCCAGCTCCGATGCGGCGATGAAGTCGGCGATTCAGCAGGCCTTCGCTGCGGTCGCCAACTCAGGCCTTCAGAAGGCGCCGCGCGCCGGACTGCGCGAGGCCACGATGATGGTCGCCTCGCCAACGCGCGATCCCGCCGCGCTGCGCAAGATCCTCACCGATCAGCTCGCGACGCTCGACTACCAGCACGACATGTACTCGAACGTCCCCGGCCACAATCTGAATGTCGACGACGACATCGAGGGCTTCACCAAGAAGGCCAAGTACAGCGACTATCTCAACAAGGCGCGGAAAGAGGTGCCGATCTTCAAGGGCATCACGCCCGAGACGATGAAGAACGTGACCGGCGAGGATTGGCCGGGGCCGGTCCCGAAGACGGGCGCGCAACCCGGCGAGCGCTATTCCTTGCCGAATGGGAAGGTTGTGCGGGCTCAGCCCGACGGTAGTTTCCAAGTCGAATATGAGCCATAGCCATGGCAATCGGCGACATTGTTGACGCGAGTGGGAACGTCATAAAGCCAGCTGCAACGCCTCAGGGCGGGGACGGCGGCGGCGGCGGCGGCGGCGATGATGGCGGGGCAGGCCAAGCCTTTCAGTATGGCACGGTTAGCGCAGTCCCCTTCGGCAAGACGCTCGGCGCTGCGATCGAAACCGGCGAAAGCTATCTGCCGAAATGGATGCGCGCCCCTGGCGACGCTCCTGTCGATCAGACCGGAGAAGGCTGGGCGCAGCGCTACGCGGAGAACCGCGCCAGAATCATGGGGAACGCCAAAAACCTTCAGACGGAGCATCCTTACGCGACCATCGCGGGAAGCGTGGCCCCGCTCCTCGCGGCGCCCGAGCTGGGGACGGCCGGGTGGGCGGGTTACGGGGCTGCGTCGGGTTTCGGTGAGGGAGTCGAACAAGGCGATAGCGCGGGCGGTATTCTTGCTCAGACAGCTCTCGGCGGAGCTGGTGGGGCGATCGGCTCCGAGGCGTCGAAACTACTCGCTCCGGCCTCGGCCGCAACGCGGGACGCTGTCCTGGCGGCGGCGAAGCGATTGAAGAGCACCGCGAGCCCAGAGGGCGTCACGATGCCGCGCTACTCGGTGGGCACCGGGCTCACGCAACAATTCGGCAAGATCGGCTTCAGCATTCCTGGCATGTCGACGCCGCTCCGCGAGGAGACCGCCAAGTCGGTCTCGGGGCTTGGCTCCGCCGCCAGCGATGCGGCGGCTGGCGCGACGAAGGAAAGCGCGGGCGCGGCGGCCAGCGCCGGACTTAAGGACTGGATTGGGCCGGTTTCGCAGGGCGATGTTGATGCCAAGTACAACGCCGTGACGCAGGCTTTGACGAACCCAGGCGCTAAAACGCCGCTGTCTGCGACTCAATCCGTCGCCAATCGGATCGAGGCCAATCGGGGCAGCCTCCAAGATCCGTCCGGCGCGCTTCAGGAAGTCGCCAAGGCGCTCAAAGTCGGGCAGGGGACCTACTCCGACATCAAGGCGCTGCGCACGAGCATCGGCCAGATGATGGACAGCCCCAGCACCCTTCCGGCGGGCGTGCAGGGAGCGGAGCTGAAGCAGCTCTACAACGGGCTCAGCAGCGACCTTGAGCGCGCCGCGTACACGGCAGGCGGACAGCCAGCGGTCACCGCTCATAACGCCGCGACGGACTTCGCGAAGCAAACCGCCGCGAGGCGCGAACAGCTCACCCAGCTCCTGGGCGGACCGAAAGGTGACGCCTCCAATGAGGCGGTGTTTGGAGCGATCAAGAACGCCGCTGGCTCGACAAACAGCGCCGATATCGCCCTCCTGCGGCAAGCGCGATCAGTCGTTCCACCGCAAAGCTGGGACAGCGTCTCTCGCGGGATGGTTTCGACGCTCGGCCGAGACGCCGACGGCAATTTCAGCACGTCGAGGTTCCTAACCGATTACGGGAAGATCTCGGACGCGGCGAAGGACGAGCTGTTCGCCCAGAACACCCCACTGCGCCAGAATCTCGACGATCTCCACACCGTCTCGCAGCAGTGGAAGCATCTGGAGCAATACGCCAACCCCTCGGGAACCGGGGGGCACGCCGTGGGCGCGGCGGCCATACTCCATGGGTGGCATGCTCCGCTCGAAACACTGGGGATGTTTCTCGGGGCGCAGCAATTCGGCAAGCTCTTGGCGACGCCTGCCGGGGCTGGAGCGTTCGGCGCGTTTTCTAGGGCCGTGGGGTCCCGCAATATTCGGGCGATCCAACAAGCTTCGGCGCGCGTGGCTGCGACGGCTGGCGCGCAGCTCGGCGCAAGGGCTGATCCGATGGCGCTCGCCAGTCTGGCGCTACACCACTTTATGCCTGAGGCGGTGGAAGGCGGCGGGGCTGGAGATCAGAGCGGGAATACGCCTCAGTAGGAAGAGAGCCAATTCACGATGAGTCCAACGGCTACACACCCCCAGATGCCGCACCAAAAAACCTTCGCCTCTAATGTCATTGGCGGCTTGGGCTCGGGCTTCGACGGACGTTCGCCTGGAGCGGCGACGGGGACTTGGAACGGCTTGATCGTCCAAAAAACAAACATGGTTTCGACTCCTGTAGGCCACGCCTACATAGCGCTATTTGCACGATCTGCAAGGTAGGCCATGGCTAGCACCTACACCCCCAATCTCAGCCTCGAAATCCCGGCTCACGGGGATTACGCCGCGACGGGTTGGGACAACCCGATGGACAACTCGCTCAACCAGCTGGACACAGCCTATGGCGGGTTCCTCAACCTCGCCGTGTCGGGCGGGAGCGTCGACCTCTCCGTCGCCCAGGCCTCGAATCCGATCATCTACCTCAACGGCACGCTCTCCAGCGACCAGTACATCTATTTCCCGCCGATCGCGGGCCGCCGCGTCATCATTCCGGCGGTCAATCTCAACGGCTTCACGATTTACGTGTACGGCAACAACGGCGCCGACCAGAACGGCATCTATTTCTGGACCGGCTTCGGCATCCCCTATCCGATCATCGTCACCCCGAACCGCGTCTATTGGGATTACGGACCCGTCGGTCCAGGGACGATCGCGGAGATGCCAACGGGCTTTATTCACAACGGCTGGCTGCCGCTCGACGGCCGGTGGGTGAGTCAGCAGCAGCATGACCTCCTGTACGACATCGTCGGCGGGACCTGGGGAATCAGCGGGCCATACTTCGCCGTCGGCGACTATCGCGGCACGGTGACCGCGATGGCGGACCAGATCGGCACGGTTCCCGGCGCGGGGCCTTACGCGCAAAACACAGGCAACCGGGGCATCCTGAACAGCTGGGGGCTTGTGACCTTCGCGGGCGAGGCGAACCATCAGCTCGCGGTTGCCGAGATGCCGGGGCACAATCACCCCGGCAGTGGGGACGCGGGGCACGCGCATGGCGTCTACGATCCTGGCCATGCCCATGGCGGCGTCATGGTTCCGACCGGAGCGGGCTATTATTCGCTCGGCGTCTACCCTCCCGAGATCACGCCGGGGGGATCAGCGGCAGCGGGAACCGGGATCGCGATCGAAACCGGCTACGCCAACGTCGTCGTCGCGGCGCAGGGAAGCTGGGTGGCCCACAACAACATCCAGCCCACAACAACGACGATGAAGATGATCAGGTGGTAGCCCAACGGTCACGGAATCGTGTTATCGCCTGAGGGCTCGAAAGGGAGAAACCCCCAAAAGGAGAAAAAGCAATGGCACGAGGTCGTCAGTTAGTTTGGATTACCCCAGTTCACTTTGATCACAGCGGACGCCCCATCGATCCGGACTATGGAGTCGACGAGGGCGGGCATCCCGATCAGGGCCTTCCCGGTTTCCCCGGCCGTCCCGGTCACCTTCCCTCGCGTCCCGGCCGTCCGGTCGATCCCGGCTTTGGCCGTCCTGGCGGCGGTTGGGGCGGGCGCCCGACCGATCCCGGCTATGGCATAGAAGAGGAGGGAGGCGGCGAAGCGGGTCAGCTTCCGGTCTATCCGATCGATCCCGAGGCTCCCGATCAGGGCTTGCCTCCGGAGGTGCCTCCGGGCCTTCCCGAGCTGCCTCCGGGCACGATCTGGCCGCCGCTGCCTCCGAGCGTTCCCACCGGCAAGGCGCTTGCGGTCATCTATATTTCCGGCGTCGGCTCGCGCTGGGCGGTGATCGATATTCCGGAGCGGCCCGAGCGGCCGGTCGATCCGGACTATGGCGTGGATGAAGGCGAGCAGCCGTCGCCGCAACCCCCGCGTCCCGGCCAACGTCCGCCGCGTCCTGACCAAGGTCTGCCGCCAACGGGCGGTCGTCCTCCGCGTCCAGATCAGGGCTTGCCCCCGACTGGTCGCCCGCCGCGACCGGACCAAGGCTTGCCGGGTCAGCGCCCGCCACGTCCTGACCAGGGATTGCCTCCGACAGCGCAGCCGAAGCGGTAAGAATCGCCGCGTCTCTAGCGCAGGGGCATAGGCGGTAAGGCAGCGGCGGCGCGTTCCTCCCACAGCGTCGCCGCAGCTGAATTTTCTAGCGTTGCATGCAAGGCAGTGTTACAAATTCTTCATGGAGTCGTGGGAGTGTCTTGCGACTGAACGCGGGGTAATTTTGCAATGAACAAGCTTCTTCTCACGGCGGCGCTTCTCGCCGCGTTCGGCGCGAGTCCGGCGCGGGCGACGCTGCAAATCGAGGTGTTCGATAACGGGACGCTAATCGATAACGTCACCGGGATCACGACCGGCGCGGCGAGCCTCACGGCCAACGATGCGAATTTCGCCAACATCACCATCAACGCTCAAGGCAGCCCGATTCTGCCGAATGCCGATCTCAGCAGCGTCACGCTCGACGCCTCCGCAGCGGCGGGCTTTACGGGCTCGCACGAGCTGACGATCGATGTCCTGCAAAGCGACATCACCGGGCGCGGGAACACGCTCAGCACGTTCACGGTCAACGGTCTCACCAATGATCCGGGTCCGACGACCGAGAGCACGTTCGCTGATGGATCGTTGCTCGCTACGCACACGTTCCCGGTCGCGCTGCTCGACGGTTCTTTTGGTCCGGTCTCGACGGCGACCGGCGCGTTCACCTCGGATGAGGCGCAATTCGCGATTGATTTCACGGCGCCGAGGCAATCGTTCGGCGGCTCGGTCCAGTTGACGACCAACGTTCCGGAGCCATCGACCTGGGCGATGATATTGCTCGGTTTCGGGATCTTGGGCTTCTTGGGGTTCCAGAAGCGCAAGGAACAGCTCGCGCTCTGACTCTCCCGCCCTTTCTGAGTCAGTTCCGAGAGGGAGGCCTTTTTGGCCTCCCTTTTTTGTTGCCGAGAACGAATCGGGATTTCTCGCGACCGTCGCCAGTCTGTGGCATAAGTGCGGCGGGCTAGCCGTTCGGCGGGGGAGAACCCCATGCCGTATGATCGTAAGCACTTCTTCGACACGGTCCGCAAAGACCTGTTTCGCGGCAACCTGACCCAGTCGCAAGTCGACGGGATGAACTATCTGCTTGAGGTGTGGGAGCTGCATTTCGAGGCCGCGAATCCGCGCGACGGCACCCGGTGGCTCGCCTATGCGCTGGCGACTTTCTTCCACGAGACGGCCGAGACGATGCAGCCGATCGAGGAATACGGGAAGGGCTCTGGCAAGAGCTATGGCCAGCCCGCTGGGCCGCACGGCCAGAAATACTACGGACGGGGCCACGTTCAGCTGACCTGGGAGGCGAACTACAAGAACGGCCAGAAATTCCTCAAGGACCGCTACAACGTCCACGCCAACATCCACCCCGAGGCGCATCTGATGCTGCACCCGCAGACGTCGGCGCTGGTTAGCTATGACGGCATGATCCACGGCTGGTTCACGGGCGTGGGCTTGCCGAAATATTTCAACGCCACGGTCGAAGATCCGCAGCAAGCGCGCAGGATCGTCAACGGCACCGATAAGATGGATCTGATCGCGGGCTATTACTGGAAGTTCAAGGCCGCGCTTAAGCAGATCCCGGCGGCTGCGCCAATCGAGGAGGTGGAGCTGCCAGGGCTTCCTGAGTGTCCGTGCATGCCGGAACCGGAATCCTCATGAATGGCCTCACCAGCGGACTGGACCGGCCTCATCGCTCTGATCGGCGCGATCGGGATTTTAACGATCTTCGCGCTGATGGACTTCTACGCGGTCAGCGCCTGCTTTTCGCTGGCCCACAGCGGGCTCGCGCAGACCGATCTATGCGCGCCGGAGCATATCTTCCGCACCGCGCTCGAAATCGGCGGCATGGCGATCGGCATCTATGGCGTGGCGCGGGTGATGAAGTCGTGAACATTCAAGATATCGTCAACCCGCCGCCCTCGCCGAAAATCATGGACTATCCGGCGCTGATGGCAGTTGGATTCGGCATCCTCTTCACTGCGGTCCTGCTGGTTGTGTCGGGGAAGTTCGATCCGACTGGGGGCACGCTCACCATCTCGGTGATGATCGTTCTCGCCATGATCGCGGTGATTGCGGTCTGCTTGTTCTACACAATCCCCAGCGACCAAGCGACGGCTGCGGTGATTGGTGGCCTCGTCGCCGCGTTCGGCGCGGTCGTAGCGTACTGGCTGGGGAAACCGAGAGGACCGCCGCCATGAGCACACTCGGACTCATCCTCGTCATCCTCTTGGTTGTGATTTTGCTTGGAGGCGTCGGCCCGCACTTCTATTCCGGCGCCCCCTGGCAACCCGGCTACGGCTGGGGCAACGGCGGAATCGGAATCGTCGGCATCCTGCTGATCATCGTCGTCGTCTTGGCGTTGTCGGGCTACATCCGCTAAAAGGGGAGACCGCACTTCCCGTAGGAGGTAAATCTGCTGAAAGGCGGTCTCCCAAGTCGCCCCCCAACAAAGGGCGGAGAGAGGGGGGCGGATGAAAACTGGGTTGTGGGACCCAGGTTCCACCATTCGCATGTAACGCAAATTTGAACGCTTTGCACGTTCTGTTTTTGCTCTAGGCCTGGGGATAACTGCCTAGCGCTGACCGCTGTGGCCACCGTCCTTAATCCACTCGGCATCCTCTTGCGGCCTCTGCCTCGGCGGCGGTGATCCGCCGAGGTGCGTCGTCGACTGGCTGAGCGGTGTCGGATCGCGGATGAACTTGCGACAACGTCCGCAATAGCGATGTTCGATGTCACGCGGGTTGAAGCTTTGCGCGAGGCAGCGAGGGCAGACGAAGCAGGGATGGCCCACGATGGCCGAAAGTTTCTCGGTGGCCTCGGCGAGGTCTCTTAAGGCTTGGCGAACCTTCTCCTCGTCCATGGTCACCCCCCGAGCGCGACCAGCATGTCGGCGATGGCGTAGGCCGTGTCCGTGTCCCGCGTCGTCCAGTCCGTGACCGGGTTCTGGCCGCGCCGCACGATCGCCAACGAGACTGCCAGGATGGCGTCGCGCCGCGCCTCGGAGCGCTTCATCGCATTGCCATTGGCGGCGGCGGCGATGCCGAGATCCACATCGCCATGGATCTCCTTGTCGCTCGGCGGGATGGCATCGATCATGCGCTTGAGGATCGGCGTCTCGCGCAGCGGCGTGGAAGGCCGCGTATAGGCGGGCTCTACTGCCGGGATGCCCACGCCGGGGCGAAGGGGGCGCTCACCGGCTTGTCCTTCGACCCCTTCGATTGTGGGTCGCCACGTCTGGTTCGACTCGTCACTCATTTGAGTTGTTCCTTTAGTTTATTGAGCCCCCTGGCCCGATCGGGGTCTTCCGGCACGGTGACCTCGATATGCTCGTCGAGGTTCCAAGTCGGGGGCAGCTTGGTGATTTCGACGCTCCAGTCGCGGTCTTGCTCCTCGGCACGATGCTGGAGCGGCTGCGGCGCATAGGCGGTGTAGCAGGGCTGCGGCCACGGGTACTTCCAGATGGCGTGCTTGCGACAGGCCCCGGCGGCCGAGCTGGTCGCCAGTGTGATGGCGATCACGGCGAGAGCGGCCCGTCTCATGCGCCACTCAGGGCTTCAAGGACTTGGGTAAACGAATGATGGTCCTCCACGACATTGCCGTTCGCCTTCTCAAGCCATTCGCCGTTTTCCATCATGTACGGCGGGATAAGCACGAGCCCCCTCTCGCCGTCGAAGCGGACGAGGCCGACGAATCCGGTGCGCTGGATCAGCCATGCCCGCAGCGCGGGGTCCCGGTGGGCGTCAGGGTATTTCGGATCACACCAGATCTGGACGGCGGGGATTCGGATCTCGCCAGCATTGCGGTCCTGTGCCGTGACGAAATCGGGCATGACATCAATTACGTAATGGGATCGATCAGGGCGGCGCAGATCCTCCGCGAAGCCGCCGCCCTGAAGCCAGATGCAATTCCAGGCCCCGCACTCCCACGGGAACCCTTTCTCGGGCCTGTGGTAGACTTGGCACCCGGTGTGGCGCTGAAATTTGCAGCGCGTGTTTGACGGCTTGTTGATTCCCTTCACCGGCAACAAGCGACAGCAAAGGGTACAGTCCCCGCATTCTCGACTCATGTTGTTCCCCTTGGGGCCGCCGCACGGCCCCATCGATTCAGACTGTGTCGTCGCCCTCGATGTCGATTGTGCCGAACATGGCCTCGTGGCGTCCCGGCGCGCAATTGCAGATGAAAGCGTCCATCTGCCGCATCGCGACTTGCAAACTATCCGAGATCACGGGCATCAGCGGCGGCTCGCGTAGCATCTGAATCTGCGTCAGCGCCTGGGCGCCCAACCTCTGCGCTTGCTCCGAGGACAGCGCCTGTGGCGCCTGCACCGGCCGAGGTCCCTCGGTCAGCGGCGCGATCGGCAGCGGCAAATGCCGAGGCCCTTGCGATCGATGGTCATTGCTCCGGTAGCTCTCCAGCCGCGCTTGCGCCTCGATCAGGTCGCGTTCGAGCTGGAGGCGTGTCCGCTGTTCCTCCACGAACATGCGGAGGAGCGCATCGTGCGCGGCACGGAGCGTGCGCAGCTGGGCGTCGCTTTGGTCGCGATCGGCGCGCGCGGCGTCTCGGCACGCTAGCAACCGCGTGTTCTGTTCAAGCAGCCCGTGGCGGTGGGCGCGCAAGCGCTCGAAGTCCGCCGACAGGGCTTTCAGCTTATCGGGCTCCAGCTCGGGCAGCTTGGGCCGCGAGAGAATCGCGCTTCCAAAGAGCGATAGTATGAATGCGAGCGGTGCAGTCAGTGTCATGTGCTCTCCTCCTCCGTTTGTTTGCCCCAGGCGACAAAAAGCGACTTGACGCCCAACGTGTCGAACTCGTTCCAGGGCAGCCGCATGAAGGCGTCAGCCGAGGTCTTGTCTCGCGCCTGGGGGATGATCGCGTAGGCTTGCACGCCCCAGGACTTCACCTCATCGACGATGAGGATACAGCGGAACCAGTTCATTGGTCCCTCTTCGTTGACCTGAATCAGGTCATTTTCCGCGACCGTTTTCGGGTCTGACATTGACTTGCCCCTTTGCTTTTTGTTCGAGGGCTTCGATTCGCGCTGTCATCCACGCGATCTCGCGACGATATTCATAAAGCGCTTTCAGCATTTCGCCGATGTTCTTCCTCGTCGTGTATGCGTACCAAGCGCTTCCCGCGACGAAGATCAGGATCACGATCTGCATCACGAGCGTCGTCGATTCGAGCCACATCAGCATGTGATCGAATCAATCCAGTCGATGACCTTTTGCCGGTCCTCGCTCATTGCGTGCATCGTCCCGGCCAGGACGAAGGCGTGATGAATTTTCATGTCCGGCCTCCGGTTCACCTCGACGCCGACAATCTGGACCGCATGCTGAAGATCCCCGGCGCGCGCCAGCTCCAGCGCCCTGGCCTTTAGATCCGCGAGCCATTCCTCCTTCGTCTTCATAGTCTCCCAGCCTCCCACATGATGAGCGTCCAGATGAGCCCCGCGACGTTCGCCGCCATCAGGATGACAGCGAGCTTCATCATGGCGCTTGGGCTCACGAGCGTCTCGCATATTTGCTCATCTGGATGATGTGCCGCGCTGACTGGAAGGCGGGCGCCACTCTCGGTGGCGTATCTTCCAGGCGCAGGATGCCGTCGGCGAGCGAAAGGTGTTTGCCGAGAGCGCGCGCCACCGCCTCCAGGCTGGACGAGTAGGGCTTGCGCGTCTTGCCGCTCATCCACGCATCAATCGTCGCGCGGTTCACGCCCGCGCTGTGGGCGATCCACTCGACCGGCTCGCCGCTGTCCTGAATCGCGGTGCGGATCTCGTCCACGATCGAATGCTTGTCGACGAAGTTATAACTGCGGTTGAGATTAAGCGGTCCGGCCATGATCGACTCCGATTGAGAGAGGCGTTGGGTTTCCTTTGTATGCGAGCGCGATCCCTTCGCGCGCCGTTTCCCAGACCGTTTTGCCGGTCTGCGGCATGACGATGTCGCCGACGAAGGCCTCTTCAAAGGTCACAACCTTAGCGTCGACCGCTTCCAATTTGGCCTTGACCAGAAGGAGGAGGATGCGCCAGCGCACGCGCTCCGCTTGTGCTTGCGGGGGGATGACGATGGTGAAGCGGATCTGCCGATCATGGGCGACGAAGGAGAGCTGCGCCCGGTCGTTATGCCAGCCGACGGCGAAGCCCTTGGCGCCGTATCTCTTCACCAGCTTCTCGATGGCGGCCTTGGTGCGCTCGACTGGGACTATGGTTTTCGCAGCGTAGGACATCAGGTCGCCGCGACCTTGTCAGCGACGTTGCGCCATGCTTTTAACTGCGCCAACGAGATCTTCGCCATCTCGTCAGGGGGCAGCTCGTTCACCCACTTCTCAAGTTCAGAGCGGCCCTTCATAGCCGTCGCTTCGCCGCGCTGTTCGATCGTTAGGCCCAAGGCGCCATGATCTGCGCGTTTACGGGATGTCCCACCGGGAGCTTGCGAGGGGGTTTTCGCCGCTCCCGGTGGCGCTTGCGAACCGGATGATTGCGGCTGATCCGGCTCGGGCGTGACGACCGAAGAGCGGGGAGCCCCCTGGTCGCCAGCATCCGGAGCCAGGGGATTCGAGGCTCCAGATTCTGCGAACGAAGAGTGCGCGGCCCCCTCGGTTTCGGTGCCTACTCCGTCACCATCATCGGGGGCCGCGCTGTGGGACGGGGGAGTCGACACCCCATCCCTCTGCGATGGGGCTCGACTTGCCACCCCATCGTCAGATTCAAATTCGCCGGTCTCAGGATCGACTCCTACGAGAAAGTCTAGGCGGTCTGACAGTACGCGCGGGGCCTGAACTCGATCCGCGCGATCTCGTTCAAGATCATATAGCTCATCGTCGCGCGACAGCAACCCCAGGATGTCGCTGGACATCGGCAGCTGCTTGGCGTGGCGGCGCGCGACCGTCTTTTTCGCCATCTCGGGGAAGCTCTTGCGCCACGCGGGGCTAAACTCGCCCTTGCGGTTCTTCCGCGCGTACATGTCGCGCACCAGCTCAACCTCGGCCCGCGTCATGACGTCACGAGACTTGTCGCCGCCCTTGATCATGGCGATCGAATAGACGTGCGTCAGTTGCCCGTGATCGAGATGCTGGCGCAGCCGCTTAGTGTAGTCGGCATCGGTTTCGTCATCGGGGCGGAACAGCTCCGGCGCCATCCATGGCTTGTGCTTGATGAACGGCGAATCGCCCAGCTCGTAGTCGAAGGCGTCCTTCTGGAACACCGCCGTCACGTCCCAGGCCGTCACCTCGCCCGAGCGGCGGACCTTTTTCCTGACCCCCGCGACCATCGGCATCCAAGTGACTTGGCCGTCGAAAGCCACCAGGGCGCCGTCGTGCCCGTCGGGCACGAGCCCGTCGCTCGCCGCCTTCATGGCCGCGTTCATGAGGCTGCGCCGGTTGCAGTTGAGTAGCTCCGGGTTGAGCGCGACCGCCGTCATGATGACGCGAACGAACTTTTTCGGGCTGATGCCGGACCCGGCCAGCGCCGCCTCGAACTGGCTGACTCGCTGCCCCAGCTCCTGCGCGATCGTAAGGTCTTTAGATTCCGCCATCGTCGACTCCCTTGACGCTCACCAATGGATATTGCGTCGGCTTCACGGTGTAGGACTTCTTCTTCACCAGCTTGATGTTGACGACGCGCGAGCCGAAGCGCGCGCTCGGAGCGTTCCCCAGCTTGTTGATGATCCGCGCATCGAGCGTTTTGCGCTGGGTCGTCGCGTCCTCGCCCGCCTTCTCGACCTGTTTGAACTGCGCCCGCTGGCTGAGAATGTCCCCCAGCTCGGCGTCGCCCGTCAGGTCGATGATTCCGCCGGAGCCCTCGGAATAGAGGTCGAAGATCACTTTGCGGTCGCGGCCGAAATCCGGATCGTAGGGATTATCCTCGGCCACGCGGCGCCAGAACTCACCAACCAGATCCTCGATCTTGTGGATGAGGTGGGGCTTGAGCGGGATGTCGATGTAGGCGATCTCGATGCCGCCGTCGCCGAGCTTCATGGCCGCCACGCCAGCCCAGGACGCGCCGATCAGATAGGCCTCGATCGAGGCCTGGACGGCCACCCAGGTGGGCACCGCGATGTCGCCGTGCTCATCGTGCCAGCGGCGCTTGAACGCGAACTGGCCGACCGTTTTGATCTGGACGGTCCCTCGGCCATAATCGGTGGGCCGGGTGGCGTAGACGTCCGGCGTGGCGCCGATCCGGGTCTCGTCGTCCCAGTAGTAGACATTGGCTGGGCTAAGGTGCCAGTCGGGATAATCCTCCTTCAGGATCTCGACGACGACCGGCTCGAACTTGCGCCCGCGTTGCAGGATCTTGTTGTCCTTTTCGTCGGAGATTTTCTCGCACTTGAGCGCCCAGAGTTTGTAGGGCGTCAGGTGCGGATGGATCTCCGGGCCGAATAGGGCGGCGATCTCGCTGGCGTTGACGTTCTGCTTCCGCCGCGCGAGCCATTCCTCGCGGGAAGTCACTGGCCATGAATGTATCATCGGCGAGTCACTTGATCCTTCCCGCGTGCCACCAGTCTAGGAACGAGGCCCAGCAGTGGTTGCAAAGATCGGCGTAGGAGACGCCCGGTCCCCATGTCCCGACCTTTAGGTCCGGGCCGCGCGCCTTCATCTCGCCGCACCCCGGCAAGGGTTTAGGAGGCTGCCCCGACAGCTCCATGCCGCAGCGATCACAGGTGACGTTGACTTGTTTCGTGGTGGTCATCCCTCTGCTTTCACCGCGCGCGTCTTCTTGTTGACGAGGTATTTCCGGACCGCCGCCTTGTGGCCGATCTCGGCATCGTCCCACGACGAATAGCGCTCCTGACAGAGCGTCTCGGCAACGGGCTCAATCCGGCCGAAGTAATCCATCGTCCGGCCCTCGTGTTGGAAGGCCATGGTCTCAAAGATGAGCGGCGGGCCGCCGCCCCAGTGGCGATGATCGAGGCCCAAGAAAACGGTCGAGACCCACTTGGTCGGGTTGCCGGTCCACCAGAGGCTCCGATGATCCGGCTCCTCCAACCACTTGCCCCACTTGGTGAGCGAATAGCAGGGGATCGGTGTGTGCCCGTCCTCGCCGCCCAGGATGTACTGGCCAAGCCACGGGAGGTCAGGGAAGTCATCCAGCATCCGCTCTTTGCGTCGTCGGCCCATCGATTAAGCTCCAGAGTCCGTCTTCCGACCGGCTGATCTTTCCCGCCTTTTTCCAAATGCCGATCAGGTTATTCAGCGACGATTCGGAGAGGTTGCCCGCGCTGAGTGCGGCCCTTAGCTCTTTCCAGCGTTTCGGCCCTGTCTTCAGCGCCGCTTCCAGTACCTCGGCGCGCCTGTTGGGCACGTTCCGCTTGGCTGGCGCCTTCTTGTAGAGGTTCTCCTTGTAGAGGTTCTCATCGATGATCTTTCGCGTGGCCGCGTAGCCCTGCGGCGTTTCCGGCTTCGACGCAGGCCAGACCTTCAGCTCCGGGTCATAGGTCAGCTTGCCCCTGAAGGCGGCCTCGATGACGGCGCACAGCCGATCGTTATCAACCAAAACTTGTACGCGATATTTCATGTTCTCGACTCCCTGCGGGGGCGACCACATAAGGCCGCCCCCGACCTCCCACGGACCGCCCAGCTCGTTGGCGCGCGCCTTAGCGGCCTACTTCGCTTGCCGTCCCGACAGCAGCGCATCGAATCGGCCGAACGAGCTGAACGATGGGCGAATCCATCTTGACGGTCGTTTGCACCAACTGCAAGGGAATTTGCATTGACCGCTAGATGGCGACCGCGCGATAACACGCCGATGCGCTTAAGCGAGTATCTCGCCAAGAACCAAATGAACCCCGAACAGTTCGCAGCGACGGTGGGCGTACACCCGACGACCATCTATCGGCTGTTGAGCGGCGCGACGATTCCTAAGCGGCAAAACCTCAAGAAAATCATAGCTGCGACCAAGGGCGAGGTCGATATCAGTGACCTGATGTTTGCTGTCTCCCAGGCGGAGCCCAAGGAGGCGGTAT